AGTTGCCCTGCGGAGTGTCGCTCGATTCGCGACGGCCAAAGGCTCCGTACCGCGCAAAGATTCGCTTCGACGGCGGAGTGCGGCACCTCGGCTACTTCGCCACGCCCGAAGAAGCATCCGCCGCCTACGAGGCCGAACTAGCCCGACAGATCGAGATCGAAGAAGCCCGAGTACAGGAGATTCTCAATGTCCATTGAAGACGAAGACATCATCGACGACGCCCCCGAGGTGGACGACTCCCCGGAGCAGGAAGCCCCAGAGGTCGAACAGGCCGAGGTCGAATCCGAACCGGAGCCACAGGCGAACCCCGAACAGTCGATCTGGTCGGCGTTCCGCACCCTGCCCGACTTCCAAGGCGTGGACGATGACCGGGAGATCGCGACCCGGCTCTACCAAGCACTGGAGCGCGAGAAGCAGGCCAGCCATGCGCTGGCCCAATATCAGGCATTCATGCCGTACACGCAGGAGTATCTCGCAAACCGCCCCGACTACCAGCGGTGGCTGGACTCTCGCAGCAACCCGCAGCCCGCGCCCCAGCAGGCTCCCGTTCCGCAGCAGTCCAAGCAGGACTCGTGGTGGTCGCCGCCGGAACTCCGCGACGCCTACAAGCGGTACATCGTCAAGGACGAGAACGGCCGGGACTCCATCCACCCGGACGCTCCGCTCGATGCGAAGCACGCCATCACGGAGTACTTCCAGTACAAGCAAAACTTCGCCGAGAAGTTTTTGACCAACCCGGAAGAGGCCCTCGCCCCGATGGTTTCGCGGCTTGCCCAGCAGCAGGCCCAAGAGATGATTCAGCGGCAATTTGCCGAGGTTCAGCGACATCAGTACGTCGCGACCCTCGAAGAAAAGAACCGCGATTGGCTGTACGACAAAAACGGAAATGTCTCACCGGAAGGTGAGGCGGCCAAAAACTACATCGAGCAGGCAAAGAGCCTCGGCATCTCCTCACCGGAGGCCCGATGGAACTTCGCCTTGCAGATGGTCGAGCGCGACCTACTGCATCAGGCTCGCAGCGCAGACGCGAGTGCAGCACAGCAGCAGGCGTTCCAAAGCCAACTCCCGCAGCAGCAGTACTCGGCACCACCGGCCACCGCGCCGACGCCGAGGCAGTCTCCTGCGGAAGCCAACATGGAATACCTGCGGCGCGCTGCATCTCGAACGGCCAACAGGGCCGGTGTGACGACCAACAGTCCCTCGGCCGGACGCCGTGGGATGAGTTTTGAAGAACAACTGCGACAGACACTCGAAGGCGACGGGCTGATCTAAGCCCTCAACAAGGAGACACGGCATGGCGTCGGCGACTGATTGGGCACGCGCTATTGGTACGACCATCACGAACTACCTTCGTGAGGAAGAGGTCAACGTACTTCGGAAGTTCCGCGTCTTCGCCTCGCTCGAAGGCAGCGGCAACGTGCTGACCAATCAGAGCGGCAGGGGCTTCTCGTGGGAAGTTCGTTTCCGCAACCAGCCTGTCTCCGGTAACAACGGAGAGACTCCGCGTACCTTCAGCCGCCAGAACCTCTGGAAGACCGCCAAACTCGATTACCGGGGCTACCAAGTCACCGACGCGATCTTCCGTCGTGAGATGCTTGAGAACCGTGGTCAGCAGGCTCTCATCAACGTCGCGGGCAAGATGGCCTCGCGTCTTCAGGAGTCGATGGAGCAACACCTCAGTCGTGAGGTATACGTTGACGGCGACGCCGTCGGTAACGAACTGCGATTCCAAGGGCTTGACACCCTATTCGGGTTCAACGGCACGGTCAACGTGGACACGGGTGCTCGCGAGGCAACTGCTCGTGCGGAAGACCCGTTCTGCTGGGCCAAGGACAACTACGCCGGTCTCTCCACCGAACTCGGTGCCGAGGCTGGCTCGCAGTTGGAGAAGGGCTCGTGGCCCAACGTCGCGTGCGACCCGGAGTACGACTACTACACCCCGATCATCGTGAACTACACGTCGTCCTTCTTCAAGGGCACGACCCCGACGTGGAAGGATCAGTGCGTCGAGGCTGTGCGCGAAGGCATCCATCAGGCCAAGCGCAATGATTCAAAGGCCAGTGCTATTGATCTCGTGATGCTCGATCGACGCATGTTTATTGACTATATGAACAGGCTCGACTCGAAGGAGCGCACGATCGTCACGAAGACGAACGGCCTCAAGTCTTACGGCTTCAGTGACGTATTCGAGCAGGACGGCTGTGAAATTTCGACCGAGTATGCCGTTCCCACGGGCTGCGGCTACGGTCTCTCGATCGCCAACATGTACCTCCACTGCATGGAAGGGCAACTTATCACGGCCGAGGGCCCTTACTATTCGGAAACGAACCAGAGTTACCGATACGTCGCCAGCGTTTTGGCAAACATGCGTTTCGCAAGTCCGCGCAACTTCTTTAAGTTGGTCGACGCCAAGGGCACCTGATCCACACACCTCTCTCTCAGCAGGAGATATTCGACGATGAGTTACGTTCTCGATCCCGGTTTCGGTCGCGGTCAGGTTCTCGGCACCCTGTGGGTTCACCCCATTGAGAAGACCGACACCCTCACCGGCCAGTCGCAGACCAACACGAAGAAGCAGTTCACGGACGTCCACGCCAAGACTGGCGCGGTGCTCTCGAACGAGATCGTGACCTGCGTGGCCCTGAAGAACACGACCGGAGCAGACCTCGCCCCCGGCACCGAAGTCACGCTGCGTGGCTACAAGGGCGTCGTGGACGAGTACCTCGCCAAGCCGGTTGTGGCGAACGAGGTCTTCTGGCTGGTCATCGACGGCCCGACCCAGAAACCCCTCAACACCCGCGTCTCGTATCTCGTCTCCGGCACCTCGACGCCGCGTCTGTTCATCAACGTGGACGGCGATGAAGTGCCAGAGGATGCCGAGAACATGCCCGCCGTTCGCGTTGGCACCGAAGACGCCGACACGACCACCACGACCCCGACCACCCCCACCGTTCCGTGATCAGGAGACCCTCGATGCGTTTCGCTCTCGTTGCTCTGATCCTCGCTGTGGCCCCGGTGGCGTTTGCTGAAGACACCACCGATGCGGTCGACCGCCCGGAGATGAAGCACCAGATTCGTCAGGTGAACAAAGAGAGTCGTGAGAAGCGGCTGGCCGCCCGGGCCCGCTTCCACGCGAAGAAGTTGGAGACCCGTGCCGCTGCCCTCCGGGGCGAAGACGGCAAGAAGTGATCTTCAGTCAGGACTAGTACTGACTGACCTTGCGGGCGGCGGGATGGCAGGAGGCCGCCCCGCCGCCCGTTTCATTGAGTGACGAAATGGCACAGCCAGACCTGAACGACCTGATGCCGGAAGAGCAGGGCCGAAAGCAGCACGACCCTTCGTGGTCTGTTTCGTACCCCGGCGGCGGCAGCACCAGTGCCTCCTCGTCTAGTTCGTACGACTACAGCGGGCAAGACCTCCTCTACAAGATCGGTGACGACCTCTCGCAGACGAGCGCAGCCCGCGCCGCTGCCTTGGCGAAGGGCGACATAGAGACGGCTCTTGCCACCGGCAGGCGCATTGCCGACCTGACTGCATACATCAACGCATACACGTCCAGCGGCGGTGCTGGCGGAGCATACGACGGCGTGTTCGGGGAGGTCGTGCCCAAGGTGCGGCTGACCAGCCGGTCGTCATCGAACTCGTTCAGCAGCCCGAGCGGCGGGTCGCAGGCGCACGGTGGGCGAGTACTTCAACTCGACTAAGGAGAGATCGTAATGGGCTACCTCGACAACGAAGGCATCGACTGGACGCTGCGTGATCGCGAGCGTGCCATGCAGCAGCAGGCGTTCGAGGCGCAGCAGCAGGCCAACCGTTCCGCCGCCGCCGCCAACTCGTACGTCGGCTACAGCGGCTTCCTGCACAACTCTATGAACCACGCGCCTGCGGCGGTTGAATCGCAACGCTACGCCGATCGCGCCAACTTCAACTCCAATCAGGCTTCTGGTGACTCTGCTTACGCCGCCCGGGCGCAGATTGCGGCTCGTGAAAGCAACCTGATGAAGCACGAGGCGGCCCGGCGTCAGTACGACTCCGAGACCGGCCGGTATCAGGCGGAGACCGCCCGCCATGACTCGGACAACCAACTCAAGGCCCAGATGGGGCATGTCGGTGCGCTGAACAACATGTCGTCCCAGATGGGCAACATGTTCAGCGGCGGCGGTGGAGTTCAGCAATCCGCGCCGGGGATCGACCTGTACGGCGCAGGCGGTCAGCGGATCGGTGGCTCTGGCAGACCACAGAGTCCGCTACAGAGCCTTCTCAACTAAGTCCGGTTGTTACCGGACGCTCGGGGCTCACGCAGCGGGGACGCCTGCTGCGTGAGTTTCTTCTGGAGGGAAGAATGAGCGACAAGGTTTGCAGTGAGTGCGGGGACACACGCCCCGATGATGCGATCCACTTTCCGCTGTACCAGAAACAGTACACGCGGTGCTTGGCTTGCGTCGCCAAGCGGCGGAAGATGGCGGCTCTTCAGAAGGAAGAGTACCGCGCCCGCAAGATGGGCAAGATCGAGAGCAAGGCGGTTGACACGCTGATCTCTCAAGCCCGCCAAGGTGGAGCAACCGTGCCGCACTCGGCCGAGTTGCTTGAGAACCTCATGGAGTACTTCGGCGGCACCGCCGGATTCTCCTCCATGATGCTGAAGAACTATTTTGACGCGAAGCCGGGCAGTGCCACTCGCACCAAGATGCTCGAACTCATCACTCGCCTCGTGACCACCAACGCCGAGCAGGGCGGCTCGAAGAAGCCCCTGACCTTCTGGTCGGAGGAAGAACTCAACGCCGAGATCGAGCAGAGGCTCGTGGAGGCTGCGGCCAGCGTGTCATTCCCGGCACGGCCAGCATTGGAGGTGGAACATGCAGCCGTTGCCCCGGCCAACTCCCAAGCCGAGTAAGTTCGCCCAAGACCGTCTCCGCGAACTACAGTCGGAGATCAACGAGCGGCGGATCGAGGCCCTCAAACTCTACACGCCGTCGGCGTTGCAGGAGGAGGTTCACGCATGCACCACCTCGGAAGTGCTCGTGATCGGCGGCAACAGATCGGGGAAGTCTCTCTGCACATTCGTCGAGGACGCTCGCGCCGCAACAGGTCAAGACCCGTACGGCAAGTACCCCGAGAAGGACGGCATGCTGGTCATCATCGGGAGGAACTGGACGCACATCGGTCTGGTGTGTGTGCCGTACCTCCTGAAGGCAGGGGCGTTTAAGATCATTCGGGACGAGCAGACGAATAAGTGGCGGGCCTATGACCCCTCACGGGACAGCGCGCGGAAGCACCTCGCCAAGCCTGCGCCACCGCTGATCCCTCCCCGGATGATCAAGAGCATCTCGTGGGTGCTCAAGGCTGCCAACTACTGCAACCACATCGAACTTCACAACGGCTGGAAGATTCAGTTCTTCTCCGCTGAAGGCGAGCCTGCGCAGGGCTATTCTTGCGATCGCTTGCACCTAGACGAGGACGTCGGGAACGACAGCATCCTTGCCGAAGCGCAGGCTCGTCTCGCTGACCGCAAGGGCCGCCTGTGCTGGTCGGCCATGCCGCACTCCCGGTCGGAGTCTCTGATGAGCCTCTCCGAGCGCGCCGACAGGGCGGCAGAGGCGGGAGACCCCAATCCCAGCATCAAGAAGTTCACGCTGCGCTTTCTCGATAACGCTTGGATCGATGGAGAAGAGAAGTCGAAGATGATCGAGCGGTGGGCAGCACAGGGCGAAGACGTCCTGCGAATGCGCGCCGAAGGCGAGTTCATCACTGACTCGGTGATGGTGTACCCCAACTTCGCCATGTCCATTCACGGGCTAGAACGGAGCGCACTCCCGAATGGCGCGACCATACCGGAGGACTGGACGCGCTACGTCGCCGTTGACCCGGGGCACGCCGTGACCGCCGCCCTGTTTGCGGCCGTCCCGCCCGACAACTCCATGATCCTGATCTACGACGAACTGTATATCCGGCAGTGCTCTGCCTCGATCTTCGGGGAGAGGTTCGCCAAGGCGTGCGAGGGGCAGTCGTTCTACCAGTGGATCATCGACATGCACGGCGGCCGGATCACCGACATCGGCTCTGGCCGGGCGGTGGTGGAGCAGTACATGGAGCAACTTCGGAACTACAACCTGCGCTCCCGCACTACCGGGGCCGGGTTCTTGGCTGGGTGCGACGACATTCAGGCCCGAACGTCGGCGGTTCGCACCGCACTGCACATTCGCACGGACGGCACTCCGAGGCTGCGAGTGCTACGGGGCGCGTGCCCGAACCTTGAGAAGGAGTTGCGCCGGTACCGCAAGAAGACGCACTTCGTGAACGGTTTGTCCATTGTCAGCGACGAGCCGAACACTCGCGGTGAAGTGCATGCATGCCAGTGCCTTGAGTACATCGTCGCGTCCAATCCGAGGTACCACCTCCCGGTGAAAAAGGACGAGACAGACACGACACCCAAGTGGATAATTGACTACCTCGCGCGACGCAATAAGAACCGGCCTGCGTCCTGCGTGTATCTAGGGCCGGAATCCGAGAGCCTTACCAGCAAGGAGGACTACGTTGGCAGCCTCGAATGGCAGTGAATTCCCAACCCAGACTGTTGAACTGGGTGACATGGTTCTGTTCTACGACAACCCGCAGAACCCATCTGACCCGTGCGTCGGCTGGGTTTCCCGCAGGCCGGGAGTGAACACGGTCTACATCCTGACCTTCTCGCCCGACACCGGGTTCGTGGAGAAGCCCAGCGTCCGGCACGCCGACGACCCGGGCCTCCTCGACAACACGGCATGGCGGCAGTGGGGCTGCTGGCGGTTCCACCCGGCAACCGAGGCTCTCAAGCGTCTGAACACGCTTATGCCGCAGGTTGTTCAGGTTCTGGCCCGAAGCAGCAAGAAGGGGGACTGACGCCATAACAGGCGTACAGGAGGCTCGCGATGGCGGAAGACTTAATGGAGGACAAGGGCGACGGCGAGGACATGAAGCAGACCTCGCTCAACCCCAACTCCCCACTCCGGCCCATCGCGCAGGCGTGGCTGAAGAAGATCAGTGCGGCCAAGCGGGCCAAGTCCGCGTTCGACTCGGACGCCCGCGAGGCCATGCACTTCTTCGACGGCGGGCCCCGCTGGTTCTTCGAGAACAGCGTCAAGGGTCAGAACCTCATGTCACGGCCAACTCCCGCGCCCGCGTTTCGCCTCACGGTGAACCGGGTGTGGGAGGCCGTGAAACTCATTGGCGCGGTGATCTACAACCGCAACCCAGTGCGCACGGTCACGCCCCGGAAGTTCCCGGTGATCCCGCCAGAGATGGTGGGAGTCGATCCGAACGCCTATCAGGTTGACCCAATGACCGGGCAGCCGATGCCCGACGAAGGCGTGATGCGTTTCATGCAGGCGTCGCAGGCCATCGGCATGGCTGACCAAGCCAAGGAGATGCAGGCCGAACTCCTTGAGACCTACCTCAACTGGACGCCCGTCGAGAACAACCTCATCTCGCATGGCAGGCAGGTTGTCGACGAGGGGATCATCAAGGGCGGCGGCGTCCTGTGGACAGAGGCGGTCGAGCAGCCCAACGTGCCGCCCGCAGAGCCCACGCTCGTCATCGGCTCATTCTTCGACTCGATCGACAACCTCCTGCTCGATCCGGATGCGCAGGTCATCGAGGAGATCAACTGGTGCGCCAAGCGATGCACGCTCCCGATTGATCAGGTCTGCCGCATGTTTGCCCTCTCGCGCGCCGACCTCAAGCCGAACCTCGAATCGTACGAGTCCACCTCCAAGCACACCGACGATCGCTACGGTGACGGGCGGCCGGGCAAGAAGCGAACCGGCAAGACCAACGACCTCGTGCAGTTCTGGAAGATTTGGAGCAAGTGCGGGTTCGGCGACCGGCTGAAGGACGCCAAGAAGGAAGACCGTGGCACGTTCGACCCGCTCGGCGACAACGCATACATCGTTGTGGCAGAGGGCGTGGACTTCCCGCTCAACGTACCGCCGTCCGTGATGGACGAGGAACTGGATCAGGACGGCCTGCCGCAGTCGCTGCGAGTCCGGGCGTCATGGCCCATCCCGCTGTGGGCCGACAATGGCGGGTGGCCGTTCACGATGTGGGCTCCTCACCGCAAGCCAAACTCGCTCTGGCCCGTGTCTCACATCCGGCCGGGCATCGGAGAACTTCGCTTCCTGAATTGGGGAATGAGTTTCCTGATGACCCGCATTGCCGTCTCGTGCGAGACGATGATCGGCGTCTCGAAGGCGGCGGATACAGACCTCAAGGATCAGATACTCGCCCCATCCGAGAACGGCTTCAAACTGATCGAGGTCAGCGAGTCGCTTGGCCGATCAGTGAACGACATCATCTCCGTGTTCCAGACGCCGGGCGTGACTCGGGACATGTGGGAAATTTTGGCTGCCGTCGGGGAGCAGTTCGACAAGCGCGTCGGCCTCACGGAACTCGTGTACGGCTCCTCGCGGAATCAAATGCGATCGGCCAGCGAGGCGTCGATCAAGCAGTCGAACCTCTCTATTCGGCCAGACGACATGGCCTCGAACTTCGAGCACTTCATGTCGCTCGTTGCGCGCAAGGAGGCGATGGCCTCCCGGTGGCTCCTGCAACCCAAGGACGTCGCCCCGGTGCTCGGCCCGCTTGGGGCAGAGGCGTGGGCCATGCACATGTCCCCCAAGGACGGCATGGACTTCTCCGCCATCACGCGCGAGTTCGAGTACTCCATCGAGAGCGGCTCGGCTCGGCGGCTAGACAAGCAGGCTTCGCAAGACCGCATGGGCATGGCGTTCCAGACGCTCGCCCCGCTGCTCCAGCCCCTTGTCGCTGCTGGCGTAGTCGGCCCCATGAACGCCTTGCTCACCGAATGGGCGAAGGCAAACGACCTCGATCCCACTCCGTTCCTACTTCCACCGCCACCCCCGCCGCCGCCAATGCCTCCCCCCGGAGAACCGGGTCTCCCTCCCCCCGCCGGGGGTAACGCTTCTCAAGAAGAAGGCAGCGGCGCGGGGGTGGCCTCGCCTGAAGGAGTCCCGAATGGTTGACATCGATCTTCCGCCCGACATCTCGAACGCTAGTGCGGAAGTGCAGCGGCACTACCGGAAGATGATCTCTGACGGCCAGACGCCCCGCTGGGCGGAGATGTGCGCGCTCCAAGCCGCACCGGCAGTCCACGGCACGAACGACTCGTGGATGAAGGGCCGGAAGAACGGCGAGTGGCTCGATGGGCTGCCGACCAAGCAGGCCAAGTGGATGCTCAAGGAGGCTAAGGCCGCCGGGATCAGCACCGAGGGCAAGTACTACATGTCGGGGCTGGCGAACAAGAAGTGCCACCTCGACCCGAAGGCGTGGGTCTCCGACAGGGAAGACGTGCTCCGCGTCGCCAAGGAGCGGAAACTCGAACTTCGCGGGCAAGTGAACTACGAGCCTCCCGAGGGCGTCGCGCCGCCCAAGCGGGCAAACGGGCTGAACCCACGGCTGGTCAGGGAACTTGCCAAGAAGGAGGTGCGTGAAAATCCGGGCACCACCCTACGGGCGGCAGAGCGTCGGATCAGGGAAACCCACACCCCGCACTGGAATAAGAAGTCCTGACGCGACCGCCGCAGCCGGGGCCATAACACCTGCACACAAGCAGGAGAAGTCCCATGCCCGGTAAGGTTGAGCGCGGAGGCGGATCGTACCCCGTCGACTTCAAGGCCGACGGCTCCGGCACGCTCGTGCAGTTCTCCGCCTGCTCTGGTGCCATCCTGCTCGTCGAGGAAGGTGCTGGCACGCTCGAACTGTGCTGTGTCGCCAAGCCCGGCGACGAGCCCGCCCCCCTGCTCAATCAGGAGGCCCAGCCCGCAACTCTCGCGGTGGCTGACGGTAAGGCTTACGAGTTGCCCCACGCCATCTACGCCGCAACGTACATCGTAGTCCGGGGTGCCGACGTCAAGGGAACTCTGATGGTCAAGGGGTGAGCCGTGGATCGCTTCCTTGCCCCATGCCAAGACCGAACCAAGGGTGGGTACGTCCCGCCTCCACCCCCGGACATCGTCACCTATCGAATCCTCGCCGAGACCGGCGAAGTACTGAACACCGAGCGGGGCGACAAACTCCGAACTGAACAGCAGCAGTAATGGCCGACGTCAAGATCACAGCACTGCCGACCGGGGTAGCCACAGCGACCAGCATCGTGCCGGTCGTGAACGGCACCACCACGCAGCGCGTCACCGTCAAGAGCATTGTCGATCTCGCCACTGCCTCGATGCCAAGCGGCACGGTTGACACGACTGCCACTGGCCCGATCACCGGCCTCACTGCCTCGCCCAACCTTCCGATCCAGCAGTGGTCGGAGGAGATGGCTCTCAAGGCTGCGTTCCAGTCCCAGCCGGTTCTGTTCACTCGCGTGGACATTACGGGGCCCGGCGATCTTGGCGACTTCGGCGGCGGTGCGGGTTGGTTGAGTTCGACCTCCGCCGTCTTCGGGACGCTGCTCTACGGCTCCGGTGGCCCGATTCGTGCTGGCGGTGCTCCCGGCTACGAACTTCCGACGCCGACTCAGCAGGGCTACCTTCGGGCAGACCTAGACCCTGCGAGTGGCTGGTACTTCGCCGAGCCCGTAGTGGTATCCGACACGCAGCCGCCCTCCCCTCCGGGCGACCCCGCCCTGCCGACCATCTGGGCCAAGCCTGTTGATGCGGCCAGTGCTCCGGCCAGCAAGGGGATCACGCTCGCTCAAGTGCAGTCAGAGATCGACGCCAAACTCGCAGCACTCCCCGCTGGCGAGGCCGTTGACACTGCGGCCATTGCAGCGGCCATTCTCCCCGACATTCGCAAGACGCTGAACGGTGGGGTGGTTCCGCCACCGGACATCACGACTTGGACGCCCTGTCCGATCATTGCCGCCATCCAGCCCGGCCCCCAGACCTCGACAGTCGAGGCCATTCAGTTGAATGGCGTCCTCTACCTCAGGGGCTCCTTCGAGATGGCGGCGGGCCAGACCACGCAGGCTTCGCAGGGTGGACTTGCCTACCTCCAACTCCCCCCCGCCTTCGCTCGTCCGAGCGTGGGCACTCGGGCGTTCATCACTGGCCGCACTTCCCCGACCGCGACAGTCCCAGTACTCGGCACGGTGAACGTGCGGACGAACGGCTGGCTCAGTGTCGCGTGCGGCGGCTGCGACACGGTGTACTTCGACGGTGCGTCAGTGAGGATTACCTGATGGCTGACGCAGTTGAACTCCGCGTTTGGAACGGCACCGCATGGGCTCCCCTTGCGGGCGTCGGCGGTTCGTCGGAGCCGCAGGTCTTCGTGTCGGATGTTGCGCCCGCCCCTCCCGGCGTGGATGCCATCTGGATTGACCCCACTGGGGACTCCACCGGGACTGGAACTGGCACCAGCGAGTTCACCGCTTCCAGCCCGATCACCGTCGTGGAAGACCCGATCATTGAGCAAGCCGACGGCACTCCCATTGGCCTGTCTGCTGACGGCCAGACCTTCCATCAGCCTCTCATCACTGGGGCCATCCCGGTTGTGATTGGTGGCAAGAAGTACCTCATTCCCATCTGTGACGTCTGATGCCAGCACCTGATCGCGCACTACCGACGCGGACTGACTCCACCTCCTCGTGGGCCTACACGAAGGGGCTGGTCGGGTACTACACCGACTTGGAGGTCGATGCACTTGTTGCAAACGCTGCAACAGGTGACGTTGACCTGTCGGCGTACGCCACGACCGAGTACGTCGATACGGCCCTTGCCGATGTGACCGACCTGTTCCCGACACAGCCGATCACCGGCCATGCGGGCGCGACGCCACAGCCGACTGCCGCAACGCCCTCCGCCCTCGAAGACGCCTTCAAGGACTACGCCGACGGCCTGCACTACTTCGACGCTTCCGGTGCCCTCGTCGCCATCAAGCGACAGGAGTACCAGACCACCATCGTGATGAACGGCCCAGTCCGCTCGGTCACGAAGATCGTCAAGTCAGAGGCTGGCCTGCCGACGCCACAGAACCCATCGACGCTGACGCAGGACGACGGCGGTCGGCTGATGCGGCTTGCATCCGATGAACTCGACAAGCCCTTCGCCCCTGTCGGAATGGTTGACCTGTTCAACATTCCCACTGGTGCAGGCGGCGAGCGACCTGCCGTATACGAGAGCCCCACCGCTCCGGCTGGCGACCTCAAGGACGGCGACCTGTGGTTGTCACCTGCAACAGTCAACCTCACGACCCGCCAACTCTCCACGCTCCGCCTTTCCGACGACTCCCTCGCCGCGATGCGGAAGAGCGTCATTGACGAGGTTCGCAATGTGATGGCTGGCGGCAAGACCGTACCGGCCGACATCGACTGGACTCCATGCGTGAAGGTCGCGGGCTCTGGCCTGATCGAGGCCCGTGTCCTGAACGGAATGATCCAACTGCGTGGAGAACTGACCCTCACCGTCACCGCCACAGGCACGTTCACGGTAGCGCAGCGACTGCCCGCGAACTTCCCGAAGCCACCCCGCGACCAAACCGTCGTGGCATTCGGCTACGACACTGGCGTGTCTTACCGCCGCGTGTTCGTTCGGTTCTACGCGGACGGCGGCGTCGGCGTGGTCGGGGACGGCAAGATCACCGGTACCGAACTGACGGGGGCTCAAGCCTACGCCTATTAGCATGAAAACTCTCAACGTCTACAACAACGGGAAGTGGGAAGAGATAGTCGCGTCACCGGCTGGTCTTGAGGACTACGCCAAGACCGAGTACGTCGATGCCGCCATTGCGGCCATCCCGGCCACAGACCTGTCGGTGTACTACACCAAGCCAGAGACTGACGCCGCGATCAAGGTGTGCCGTGATGAGGGTGCCCTCGACCTCGATGCCGTGCAGAACCAAGTCCTGTTCGCCGTCACCGAGACCGCACGGCAGTTGCAGGTGAAGATCGACCTCAAGGCCGACCAAGCCGTCACCTACACGAAGGTGGAAGTAGACGGGAAGTTCGCCCCGCTCTCGACCACGACGCTGATCACGACGCAGTTGCAGGCGGTGTTCGACTCGATCTACACGCGGGTCGAGTCAGATGACCGATACGCCGCCAAGCAGGACAATCAGCAGCCGTTCCTCGCTAAGACCGTCGTGTCGCAGGCTTACGGGTTTGGCGACACGTTGCTGCCACCTGTCGCTCTCGGGTACACGGACACGGGCGAGGGCTACGGAGCCCGGCTCGTTCTGAACGTCGGACTCAACAACGAGTTCCTCGTCTACAAGTCCGACCTCGAACCGCTAAACGCCCTCCTGCCACGCATCGAGACGCTGGAGAGCAAGGCCGCTCCGGTCATTGACCTCGCCCCGTACGTCACGCTCGCAACCGCCGACACCCGGTACGGCAGGCTCGAAGCCCTCGACCTTCTCCGTAACCAAGTACAGACAATCTTTGATTCGATCTACACGCGGGCTGAAGCGGACTTCCGCTACCCCCTCAAGACCGACGTATACACGCAGAAGCAGACCGACGACCGCTTCATGCGGATCGACCAAGCGTTCAGCAAGGCCGACTTCGACAACCAGATGGCGTTGATGCTGTACTCGCGCAAGCAGGTCGATGACAAACTGACCGCGATCAGTCCGCTTGGCTCGCCGACGATCAACGATCCAGCGTTGGCCGACTTCAAGAAGTCCGTCCTTGACGCGGTGAAGTTAATGCTCGTCGGTGGCACGAAGCCTCCTCCGCCCGACATTGATTGGACATGGATGGTGCGCATGGATGGGGCGAAGGAGTCTGTTTCTACCGAGATTCAGGCGAGGATGATTGGGGGCTTCATCGAACTCAAGGGGACTCTGTCGTTTGGTGCGGGCATCGGCGAGTGGGTGCCGCTGCGACTGCCGCCACAGTTCCCGCTTGCAGAACTTGAATCGAAGTTCCCCCTCGCCATGCGGCTTGTTGGCACTGCTGTCACCTACGGGTTCTGCACGATTCATCAGAACAATCGTGACATCAAAGTTAGTCCCGGCGCACGATCAAGCGAGGCGACATTCTCGGGCATCCGCTGGAAGGCGGCGTACTGACATGGCAGTCATTTACTACTTCGACGTCGATACCGACTCGTGGAAGCCCATAACCACTGGGAGCGGTGGAGGCACGCCCGGCCCCAAAGGCGACAAGGGCGACAAAGGCGATAAGGGCGACGCTGGCGAGTCAGTGGAAGTCCTAGTGCAGAACACCCAGCCCGCAAGTGCGAAGCCGGGAACCGTGTGGATCAGTAACACCTAGAGGCAGATAGCAATGGCAAAGAACGTCAGCATCTTTGACGGCACAGCGTGGGTCTCCATCGTCGGGCCTCCGGGCGCGGACGGCAAGGACGGCAAGGACGGCTCCGGCGTAGACATCAAGGGCACTGCCTCTGTCTACCCACCGTCCGCTACCCCTGACGTTGGCGACATGTGGATCGTTGCCGATCCGGTTCCGGCTGGCTTCCCTGCTGGCACGAATCCCGGCGAGGGCCTCGTGTGGGACGGCACCTCGTGGGTGAACGTCGGCAGCATTCGCGGCCCGGCGGGCAAGGACGGTGCGGACGGTGCCGATGGTGCTCCGGGCCAAGACGGTCAGGCTGGTGCTGACGGGGCTCCGGGTGCCGATGGCGTTGGCTTCACCTTTCGGGGTGAGTGGGACGGCAGTGCATATGCCGTCAACGATGTGGTGACCTATCAAGGCACCACCTACATCATGATCGCTGGGGACGGCGACGAGGACATCACCGACACGACGGCGTGGGCCCCCCTCGCCACGAAGGGTGCTGACGGTGCGGCGGGTGCCGATGGTGCTCCCGGTGCCGACGGTCAAGGGTTCACCTACAAGGGCGAGTTCGACCCCAACGCACTCTATGACAACAACGACGTTGTGACCCTGCTTGGTCAGACCTACATCATTGTCGGCCAGACGGCTCGCGGCATCGTTGATCCCGGTGACCTGCAACTGCTGGCGTCGAAGGGGTCTGACGGCGCGGCGGGTGCCGATGGTGCTCCCGGCACTGATGGAGTAAAGGGTGACGCCGGAGCAGATGGGGCTCCCGGTGCTGACGGCCGCTCGGTCGCTGTGACCAAGAGCCCGACGCAGCCCGCCACCGCAGCCATCGGTGACTTCTGGATTCAAGAGGACTGAACGTCGGTATACTACTTGTCATGCGTAATACTCCCCCCACATTTGACGAGCAGGTTGCCGCCCTTCGCGGGAAGGTCGTGCCGAAGTGCCGGTCTGGACTGAAGAAGTCCGAAGCCACCCCCGAGCAGTGGGCGGCAAGGCTGGATCACACGGCCAACTGGAAGGCGGCGAACCCCGACAGCGTCAGGGAGTACGACCGGAAAGGCCACAGCAAGTACCGAGCATCCAGCCCGGCTCGCCGGATCACTCTGGCCCTGCGCGGGAGGCTGTACCACGCCGTGAAAGATGGCGCCAAGTCTGGCTCCGCAGTCCGCGATCTTGGGTGCTCAATCGAAGACTTCAAGGTTCACATCGAGTCGCAGTTCCAGCCCGGCATGTCGTGGGACAACTGGAACTGCGATGGATGGGGCTTCGATCACGACTACCCGTGCGCTCCGGCCGACATGAACGACCGCGCCCAACTGCTGGCTGTTTGCAACTGGCGGAACCTCCGGCCCATGTGGCACGGAGACAACGTCCGCAAGGGGGACGAGGTCAGCGAATCGGCTCGCGAGCGGTTTGAGGTGCTTGCGAACTTCTTGGAGGTGATGCAGTGAAGGGGGCCTACATTTACGACGGTGCCGGGTGGCAGTCCCTCAAGGGGCCTCCCGGCCCGTCTACGCCCAGTGCTGACGCTGGCAACGCTCTCACGCTCGGCAGCGATGGGCTGCTCATGTATCGGGAGCCGCAGGGCGATGTTCAGTTCAGCGGCGAGTGGTCACCAATCAAACCCGTATCCACTATCTCCGCAGAGGGGTACTGGACGCGCATCGGTGATGTGGTGACCGTCTTGGTTTCCATGCAAAACAACGGCGGGCCGGGAGATCAGTCTGACTCCTTGAGTGGTCTGCCGTTTTCGATAGCGGAGTTTTTCTCTCCGACAAGTGGCAGCACTGGGCAGTTTGCCTCGCCGGTACTCAGCCTGCCACACGGCGTGGTGGGGTGGGCTTTGGGTAACGGGCAGCAGCCAGACAGCATTCAGGTCACAATGAAAGAGATCGGGCTCGGCACGGCACTGACGTTCACCCTCACTTACATCACAGACGACGCGAGGATCGGATGAGAGTCACCCTCCAGAAGAACATGACCATCGGCGTGATTGAGGATCGTGGCGGCACCCTGTGGGCCTGCAACTACCATCCCGCTCGCCCGCTGCCCGATAACGCCCCGCAAGCGGTCAAGGACATGGCTGCCCAGCACTGGACGCCAGAGGTGATCCAGTTTGCGAAGGACAGGATCGCGGGCGTAAAGCACAAGTAACACCAGACCAGATTCTAGGAGGCGACATGTACCAGACAGCACATGATGTGGTCGAGTATTTGATGCAGACGGTCGGTGGCGGATCGCAAGACCAAGAGCACCGCGTCCTTCGTGCGGCCGTCCACCACGCCTACCGGGACGTAGTGTATGCCCGCGACTGGCTGTGGCTCGTGTCAGAGGGCAGCATCACGACCCTCGCCAACGACAACACATACGTCCTGCCAGAGGAAGTGAAGAACATTGACGCCCTCGTGCTGCCTGACCGCACGACCGTCACTTCTTACATCACGCCAGCAGAGTGGCTGCGGCTAGAGCAGAACAACATCACTCTCGGTGAGGCTGTGTATTACACGGTCTGCAAGTCCACCGACGCCATCGACTTCGACCGCTGGGAGTTGAAGATTGCTGGCAGGCTCCCCGCAGGAACGGTCATCCGGTACACCTACCGGCGGGCCCCGAAGCCGCTGACCCTTCTGGGCTACGAGACTTCCTGCCGCACGGGTTTCATCACCGCCGCTGGCACGACTGTCACTGGCATCAGCACCAACTTCCCGGCTCGCAGCGTTGGTGCCATCCTGCGAATCGGCACCCCGAGCAACTACCCGGAGCCGCTCTCAGGCTTCTACCCGTACGTCTCGCAGCACAGGATCAAGACGCGCGGCACTGACGGGAAGTCCCTGACGCTCGATACGAGCGCGGGCACGGTCACCGACCAGACTCGCTACGTCATCAGCGACTATCTTGACGTCTCTCCCGGCATGTTCACGGCAATCCTGACAGGCGCGGAACTGTGGGCTGCGAGACTCATGGGGAAGGATGTCAACGCCGCTCTCGGCTTGTATCAGCGAGACCTGAAGATCGCGATGGAAAATGACACGGTCACGCCGCTCTCGGGCCGCCGTGCTCCATACGACCGCATCCCTGACGCCGCAAACACTGCGTACGCTGGATCGTACACGCAGATGGGCCCAGATCAGGGGGCGTAACCTGTGCTCCGAATCCAAAAATGGGGCGGGCTTGTAACCCAAGCATCGAGTTACAGCATCCCGCCCGGCGGTGCGCAGCAACAAGTCAACTTCATGATCACGAAGCCCGGCCAACTCACCAGTCGTGGCGGCATGCGGCTGATGGGCGATCCCGGCAACGCTGGCGGCGCAGACTTGGTCGAGCAGATGTGGGTGATCTCCGGTGGCGTCGGCAAGCCCGACACCGTCCTGACGCTGGACGTCAGCGGCAATCTGTACCTCCTTCCGGCCGTAACGTAACGAGGATGCGATGCTTCTCCGTACCATCGCAAAGAGCACTCCGGCTACGCTGGCGGTAGGCCCGAACAAATACGGCTACCTGTTTCAGGGCAACGGCATCCGCCCGTCACGCATCGATCTGACGAATGCGGAGGCGGTTGACATGGGTATCGACGCCCCCAACTCGAAGCCGTCTGTCACGCCATCCGGCACCCCGAAGAGTTACGTCGCCCGCATCGACGTCGTCGAAGGCGGCAACTACTACACCTCTGCCCCGAAGGTGACGATAGACGGCGGCAGTCCTGATAAGGCTGCGAAGGCCCGCGCCTTCCTCACGGGAAACGCCGTTGGCGACTTCTCCATGCTGGAGTACGGCGAGGGCTATGAGTCCACGCCGACAGTGATACTGGGAGACCAGCACTCGAAGTTTGGCGCGCTCACGGCGGTGCTAGACGCGCCGGGCACCACCCCAACCACCCCGACAGCAAACCCCACCGCCATCGGGAAGCACGTTGTGCAGGCCCGTCCGGCCCCGTACCTGTGCTTGCCCGCTCTGGTCACGACGGCTCCGAACGAAAACCTGCTGGTGCCCGGACTAGGGAATCTCCAGTACGGCTGGTGGCAAACGGACATGACGGGGGATGTCCTGTCCTACGTTGGGCGCGACGGCAACAGCCTTCAGTTCTTGCTGGAGTTGGCTGGCAGCACGACAGAAGCGCGCATTCTTCTCACCTTCGCGACGAAGGAAGTCGCCACGAACATGGGCGGCGTCGTCACTTTGTACCCCGCAGGAGCACCGTCAAGAGTCGAGGTGCTTACGAGCGCGCAGAGCGTCACGATTCCCGGCAAGCCACTTCCAAACCCGCCCGTCTTTGGTACGAACGGTGGAGGGCCGTATCAAAAGGATGTGGCGTACGAGTTCGCGATTGGCGGCAGGCTGGCGACCGGCGACCAGCCCGGAGCCTGCGGGGGCGGCTCCCCGCTTCGCATTGCCTTCTACTCGAACGAGTCGACTGTTGGGGCGGGCGAAGCAACACAGACATACCCCGTCACGAGCGTCACTGTGGACGATGGCGGCGAGGGCTTCACTGTTCCGCCCCTCATCCAAGTGGACGACGCCAACGGCTACGGAGCGGTTCTCGAATCCAAGATCAAGGACGGCAAGATCGAGAGCGTCAGCGTCCTCAAGGGTGGCTCGTACACTGCCGCCCCGAAACTCAGCGTGGGCGTAGGCGGCGCACAGGCGGTAGCCATCATCCGCCCCCACATACGCGGCAAGTATGACTGCTACTACCGCTACGTTGACGACACCCCAGAAGATCGCGGTGGCCCTGTCTGCTCCAGCCTGTCTCCTGTAACGACCATCGACACTGGCGACGGGGTTGAGAAGTTGACATGGGTCGTGGCGGCACCGCCGCCCGCCAGTGCCACCCAGCGACCACTCACGGTGGAACTCTGGCGCACCACGAGCGATCAGGCGTACACGGTCTATCGCGTAGCCAGCGGCGTGACCTCATTCACCGACAAACTCTCCGACCAGCAACTCACTGACTACGACCGGGCCGGTTACGCCGCTATGCCGGTGCTACTGCCGAACGGCGAACTCAACGCCAACCGATTCGGCGTGCCGCCGAAGAACAAGACGGTGGCGGTGATGTTCCAAGACCGCCTGTGGATGGCTGTAGACACGGGCGGCAACAGCCCGAACCGGCTCAAGTTCTCGGAGTACAACGAGCCCGAGTCCTGCCCGGACATCAACCAGATCAACATCCAGACGAACGTCAAAGGCCACGACCACATCACGGCACTGATTCCGTACGGCTCCTCGCTCGGTGTAATGCAGACGCGGCACGCTTACCGCCTGTCCTACGTCTCGCAGCCCATCATCGACGCCAACGTCCAGATCGCAGCGTATCGCGGGTGCTTGAATCAGCGGTGCTGGGATGAGTTCGAGGGGCTCGTCTACTGCATGGACACGCAAGGGGTGTACGCGATGGACGCGAGCGGGCAAGTCCAGCCGCTCTCGCTTGGCATCCGCAGCCTGTTCGACGACAAGATCGACTTTGCGCAGGACGATTGGTTCTCAGTGACGGCCGACCGCAAGACACGGTGCCTCCGAGTGGCGGTGCGGTTCAAGGGGGACGGGCCCGGCAAGTACCCCACCCGGATGCTCTGCTACTCGTTCGACGCGCAGGGCTGGTGGGAGGAGCGGTACCCGGCCGCGCTCGTGGGCTCCGCCACAGTTCGGGACGCGGCTGGCGTGAGCCGCTGCATCTACGGGGGCCCGGAAGGGAAGTTGTACGAGGTCAACTCTGGCGACACAGACGTCGAGTGCGACTCGATCCAAACCATCACCCTCACGAATCCCGGCAAGGGCTACACCAAGACGCCGAAGGTTACGGTCTCTGGTAGCGGCGAGGGGGCTGTGGCCGAAGCCGCCATCTCTGGCGATGGCACGCTACTTGGCGTGTACCTGCGGTACGGCGGCTACGGCTACAAGACGGCGAGCGTGGTCATCGACCCTCCGCCTGCTGGTGGCGTGCAAGCCACCGCCACCTGCACGCTTGGCGACAACGACTCCGCCCCGATCCCGTGCTGGTTCAAGTCGGGGAACATGGAGTACCCGCACGACTCCCTGCCTGTGGAGATGGCAGACAAGAACCGCAACGTCGGACTGCTGTTCACGCCCACCGCCGGGCCGGGCTTGATGAAACTCCGCATGTACTACAACAACTCGCCTCACCCGCGAGTCAATGTAGCGGCGAGGGATCGCGGGACGGGAGTCGTGTACCAGACGCAAGAGCCGTGCGTCACGCTCGACATGGACGCTGGCCTGCTGCCCGACCGCATCTCGACCGGCGTGTGTCGGGCCCTGTTCTCTTCCCACACCGTCGATGACATTCAGGGCAACGACCGCCATGTAGCCATCGAACTGTCGGCAGAGCGTTCCACAACCGGGCCGGTAGAGATTCACTCGGTAGACGTCTTCGGAACGCCGGGAGCCTGACATGCTTACCAAGCAGGCGGTTCGCCTAGAGCAGGCACTTGTTGACGGCGGCGTGAATCCGCTGGCGGCCAATAGTGCCATGTCGGCGATTGGCAACTGCTCGCAGGCCCTCATCCATCGTGGGCCCGTGTCTGTTGACGCGACTCCTCCCGACTTCAAGTTCGTCACGCCGGAACTCCGCAAGTACCGCTTCCCCAACCTAGAGCAGATCAGCGGCGAGATGCCACGAATCCGGCCGCCACAGGAGGAGAAGCGTGCAGAGGACGACCGCCGACCTCCCGCTCCAGAGACAGAGGATCGCCCCCTCCGCGAGCCCTTCCAGCCGACGAACACCAACGTCTACCGCAACTCCTTTTCCATTTCGGCTGGCCCGTTCATTCGAGTCGATGGCCCGCGAGTCTCGCTCAACGGCAGCGGGGGCAACGGCGAGGTTGCCACGTTCGAGGGAAACACCCTTCGGGGCCGCAGGCTCAACATCAAGAGCAGCAACGAGAAGGTCTTGGAGGTTGAGCGGAACGGTCTGGAGTTCACTGTCAAGCCGAAGGCTGAACGCCTCGACGTCATAACGGGCCTATGGATTGACGGCGAGCGTCTCATCATTCGGAAGCGCGAGATGCTCGGATTTGGATTGGGCGCGGAGTTTGATGACTCCATTGACCTTGAGCAGATGGAGTACGTCTACGAAGTGGTGGACGGCAGTGGCGCGCTCTCGTTCAAGCGGGAGAGCCGCTACGTTCTCGGCTCGCCAGCAGAAGAGGCCGGGCCGATTGACATCCCCGTAACCGACTGCACGGTGTAGCCATGCCGCTCGCACGAAACGCCAGTGGGCTTCTGCGCCGGGCTGCGGGGTTCATTGCCTCGTGCTGCTGCACGAAGTGGTTGTGCAACCCCGCCACGCAGGACTGCACGCAAGACCCCTCCGGGCCGTACACCTCCGAGAAAGAGTGCAACGAAAAGTGCAAGCGGTACTCGTGCGACACCTCTTCGTACACTTGCGTGCCAGACCCGGCCGGGCCCTACGAGAACCTTGCCGAGTGTGCTGCGGTTTGCACGCCGGACAAGTACTACTGCTGCGGCTCCTCGCCAGACGACCGGGACTGCTATACGCAGGAGTGCGAGTACTTGGGGCTCAACCCCTACGGGGTCTACGACACGCCAGAAGAGTGCGACGAGAAGTGCAAGGTGACGCACTACAAATGCGACACCTCTACTTACGACTGCACCGAAGACCCGGCCGGGCCGTACACCGACCTGCAAGTCTGCAAGGACAACTGCGAGGACACGCAGTACTACTGCTGCGAGGACGCTGATGGCGTAAAAACCTGTCGGCAGGGAGGCTGCGAGGCATTTGGCGAGAACCAAGTTGGCGGGCCGTACATCGACGACATCGAGTGCGCGGACGACTGCAAGACGCTCTACTACTGCTGCCAAGACGCCACTGGCGAGCGGTCGTGCCATCCCGGCCGCTGCCCGAACGGCACGACTACGGTCGGCGTGTACACCGACGAGACCGACTGTGATAGTCAGTGCCCGGTCTACTACGTCTGCGCCCAGAAGACTCCGTACCCCGTCGATGGCTACGAGTGCGTGGCGTTCAGCGACGCCATTGACCCCTCCCTGATTCTCAACCAGTACGAGACGCCCGACTGCGACGGCGAGTGCCCGCCCGATCCTGTGTACTTCTGCTGCGAGGACGCCTCCGGCGACAAGGACTGCTACAAGTACGGGTGCCCTCCAGACAGGACAGAGGCTGGCGGGCCGTACTCCACGCCCCGCGAGTGCTCCACAGACTGCGGCGTCAAGTACTACTGCTGCGAAGACAGCGACGGCAACAAGACCTGCCGAGATGACGAGTGCGAGTACTACGGGGAGAACGAGGTTGGCGGGCCATACGACACGAAAGACCTCTGCGAACCAGAGTGCGAGAAGTACTACTGCTGCGAAGACAGCAATGGAGAGCGCAACTGCTACAAAGGCTCCTGCCCTCCCGGCACAGAAGAGAAGGGCGGGCCGTACGACGACGACGTGGCGTGCAAGGAGGCGGCGTGCGCGAAGGTGTACTGGTACTGCGTGTCCACCGACAAGTGCGATTCCAGTGACTCCGGCCCATACGAGAGCGAAGACGCCTGCCTCGATGGTGCGCCGGAGGATTGCAAAACCAAATACTCCTGCGTCACCGACGACGACGGCAAGACTTTCTGCGTCGAAAGCCCCGACGGCGAGTACGACGAGGACACCTGTGGCGGGAACTGCCCAAAAAGGAAGTACTGGAAGTGCGTAAGCAACATCCTATGCGAATCCTTCGACGTCGATCCCGGCGGCACCACCTACCCCACCGCTGGCAGTTGTCTTGCGCAAGCCCCTGACGATTGTCGGGAAGAGCCGCAGAAGTACGCCTGCAACAACAACGACTGCATCCCCATTGCCACCGGCCCGTATGACGAGCCGACCTGCGGCGGCAACTGCGTGAAGCCGGAGTGCGTGAGCAACGCGGACTGCGGCTGCGTTGAGTTTGGCAGTACCTACTACCCCGCGCTCGACGCCATCATTCCCGGCTTCGGATGCTGCCCACAAGGAACCTACTTCGATCCAGCGGTGGGCTTCTGCTGGGCTGGCGAGCCCGGAACCGAGAGCGCAGTCACAGAAAGCAGGGCGTGCTGCGACGGCAAGTGCGTGAAGCCGTACCTTCCGCAGCCCGATGCCAACGGTGCTTCGCCGTGCCGAGCGTGCTCGATCTGCGACGGCGAGGGGTTTGCGGGCGGGCCTTACGGCGACATTCTTTCGATGCTTGACGCATACGCGGCACTCGGGGTTTCTTGGCCGTTGTACGAGACTCTTTGCAGCGATGGTTTCTACTTCGAGACGTGCCCACAGTTAAGCAAGAACCCACTACCATGATCACTTGCAACAAGAAGCATCTGTTCGCCCGCTGTGCCGAGCGCGGGTACAAAGTCTCCGACGTCATGCCATGCGTCGTCTCCAAGCGGGGCGACGAGTGGACGATTGACGAGAAGCACCCGGCCTACCCGAAGCCCCGACCGGCGAAGGCTACCAAGCCAGAGGTCTACGGCCCGCCCAAGCCCCCTCCTCCTCGTGGCGCAGGGACGGCGATGAAGGGAATGCTGAAGAGAATAGGCATAACCTCATCGCCCACCTGCAAGTGCAACGCCAGAGCCCGCGAGATGGATTTGAAGGGCCTCCAGTGGTGCCGGGACAACGTGGAACTGATCTCCACTTGGCTGGGCGAGGAGGCCACCAAGCGGAAACTGCCCTACGTCGAACTGGCCGGGAAAACGCTGATCCGGCTGGCAATCAGGCAGGCCGCGAGTTGGCCGGAAGCCGTGCCGTAACTGTCTGCCCGGGGGCCATAAACCCTCGCGGAGAGACAGCAGATGGCAGGCATGACACCCGACAACCAGCGTATCTACGGCCTGATGGGCCAGTTGTCCAACGACGGGATGATCACGCGTCACAACGCGAACGTCCAGCATGCCATGTCGCAGCCGCGACGGGGCGCACAGCCGCAGCCCGCACCACAGGCACAGCAGCCCCCCGGCGCGCAGCCGCAATCATCCGCGCAGCCCGCAGCGATGAACTATCGCTCAAGCGTCAACGTCGGCGGAGGCATCGGCAAGTCGAGCGTGCTCTCCGGCCTGCTCAGCACCGGCAGTCAGGGTGACCCGAACATCTCCGCGCTGGCTCGCAGTGCCGCGTGGAATGACGCTTCGCAGATCGGTCGCGGCATCGACGCCCAGAACCAGCAACTCCAGATGGAGCAGCAGGCGAAGCGTTCAGAGTTGACCACCTCCGGCGCGAGCAACCTCGCGAAGGTGTACGGCGATTACGCAGAGCGATCCAACAGTCAGGTCGGCCTCGCCGCCCAGATCGCTGCCAACAACATCGGCTTCGCTGGTGGAGTGCAGAGCGCATTTCGCCCTTGGTCGGCTTTGCAAGGGGGCATGCGATGATCTCTGCGCCACTCGGTGGGGCTGGCGGCCTCTCTGGCGCGCCTGTGCTTCTGGCACCCGGCAGTGCGGGGCCCAGCGCGCCAAAGGCCATGCCATCCCCGACTCCGACCGCCCCCTCGCCGGGCGGCAACTACTCGGGCCAGTCCACATGGCAGCCGCCCAACTACATCTCTGACGCATCGACCCAGTCCGCGATCAACAACCGCATGGGTCAGGCTCAGATGATGGGCGACCCGCGAGTCTTCCAGAAGCAGATGGCTCGCAACGGGGTCAGTGCATCTCGTGGCACCGACTACTTCGCGCAGGTCGGCCAGCAGCAAGCACTCTCGGCCGGTCGCGCCGACGCCGCTGGCATTGCCGCGCAAGACCAGATGAACAACGCCAAGTCTCGCCTCGCCTACCAGTACGGCAGCGAGAGTGAGGCGCAGTCTCTGGCAATGGTTCAGCACGCTCTGTCGCAGGCCGACTGGTCGCGCGGGTTCGCCGGTCAGCAGGCAGCAGCCACTGTCAACGCCGCGAAGCAGAAGGCATACCTCGACGCACTTCGACGACTACTTGGATAAGGAGTTTCCCCGTGGATTTCGACATCGACGACATCAAGCCGACCGCACTCAAGCGAATGCTGAAGGCTGCCCTGCTCAAGAACCACAAGGGCGACGAGAAGAAGAAGGCGTCTGACGAAGACGCTGACAAAGAGCAGGAAGACCTCGCCGACCTGCACCGCGAGGGCAAGGGCGACTCCAAGGCCCCGAAGGTCGAGAGCGACGACATCCCGGTCGAGGTGCGCAAGGTCGCCATCGATGACGACGAGGACGAGAAGGACGACGACAAGTCGCCTATCGACGACGCGAAGAAGAAGAACAAGAAGTTCCCCTTC